GCAGAAGAAGGATGTAATGATGACCTTGCTATGTGTTTAGTAATATATGCATGGTTAGTTCAGAACGATTACTTTAAGGAACTTACTGATCAGGATGTAAGAAAAAGATTATATGAAGAACAGAAGAATCAGATAGAACAAGACATGGCTCCGTTTGGGTTTATGGATGATGGTATGAGTAATGAGAGTTTTGTTGATGGAGATGGAGACAGATGGTTTACAGATGAATATGGTGATAAAGGTGGTGGTATGGATTATATGTGGAATTACAGATAGATGGAATTTGACAAGCAATTAAAACTGGGGCATTTATTGCTTGTTGATAGAAAGTGTAGAGTATGTGGAGAAGAGAAGAATTTAATCGATGGATTTTATAGAACTAGAAAGAACAGAGGTGCAGTTGCTTCATCATATTCATATGAATGTAAGATTTGCACGGTAAGAAGGATAGTAGAAACTAGAAAAAAGAAAGCATTTAGTGACTGGTTGTATCCAGATTGGTAGTTCACTCCAAGTTTCCCCACTGTAAATGCCCCTTTTGATAAATATTTTCAGATAAACTGAGACTCGGAGAAAGACAACATGGCAACTCCTCAATTATCTCCTGGAGTACTGGTAAGGGAGGTTGATTTAACAATAGGAAGAGCTGATAACGTATTAGACAATATCGGTGCTATTGCAGGACCGTTTGAAATCGGACCTGTTGATGACATTATAGAAATTAGCACCGAAGAAGATTTGGTTAATACCTTTGGTAAACCCATAGGAACAGACGCACAGTATCAATACTGGATGAGTGCATCATCTTTCCTTTCATACGGTGGTGTTCTTAAGGTTGTTAGAACCGCAGGTGGTAACCTTAATAATGCTAACGCAGGTGTTGGTGTTGCTTCTACCGCAGTCCTTAAAATTTACAACTACGATGATTACTTAAACAATCATCAAAGTGATGCAACATTCACTTATTCATCGAAGAATCCTGGAACTTGGGCAAATACACTTAAAGTTTGTCAGATCGATGATGCTGCAGACCAAACTATTGGTATTAGCACAAATAACTTATTTGATGCTGGTGCTCGTGTTGGATTTGCTGTTACTGCAAATATAGATGGACAAGTTATTCCAGGAATTGGAACAACTGGTTCAATTACAGGATTCCTAAAAGGAATTATTACTGGTGTAAGCACAGACTCTACTAATAGTAATAGTACATTTGATGTTAAGATTACTGATAGAATATCAGCAGTTGGTGGTATAACTTCTTACTTCCCAATTGATTATGCTGAAGGAAATGCAATCGCTGCGTTTAAATCAGATTCATCTGTTCAGTTCCTTAATAACGCTGGTGTTACTACTGGACAATCTGCTAGTGCAGCATATACTCCTGCATCAGTTAAAGACTGGTATGATCAGCAAACATTAGGTATTAATAATGCCACTGTTTTCTGGAAGACATTAGCACCTAGACCAATAAGTAGCAATTTTGTTACTGAAAGGAATGGTAAGAATGACGGAATACACGTTGTTCTAGTTGATGATGAAGGTAGACTAACAGGTATTAAAGGAAATATTGTTGAGAAGCATCTTAACCTTTCTAAGGCAAAAGATACTGTTTCTTCAGTAAATCCACCACAAAAAACTTACTACAAAGATTATCTTGCACTTTATTCAGATAATCTCTACGCAGGTAAGAACCCATCAGCTGCCAAAGATACATACTTTGGAACTACTCCTTTAGCAACTGGATTCTCTACAGCATGTACTCCAATTACAACTGGTGATGGTTTATGGGGTCTAGATGCACAGGGTGTTACTTATTCTGCAATAGGTAATATCTCATACGAACTATCTGGTGGTCAGGATTATGGTTCAATTCCATCTGGTGAAACAAAAGGTGGAATGAAGGCTACATTAGCAGACCTAATGACATCTTATAGATTGTTCTCTAACAAAGATGAAGTTCAAGTAGATTACCTCATTATGGGACCAGGATGTGATGTTGAGTCTGATTCTCAAGCAAAAGCAAATCAATTGCTATCAATTGCTGGAGATAGAATGGACTGCATGGCAACTATTAGTCCACACAGAGCAAACGTTGTTAACATTACTAACACTGAGACTCAGACTGAGAACGTTCTTAACTTCTTTAGTCCACTAGCTTCTTCATCTTATGGTGTATTTGATAGTGGTTATAAGTATATGTTCGACAGATTTAATAATGAATTCCGTTATGTTCCATGTAACGGAGACGTTGCTGGTCTAATGACACGCACAAATATCGTTGCTTATCCTTGGTTCTCACCAGCAGGACAGCAAAGAGGTGTTATTAACAATGCAGTTAAACTTGCATACAACCCAAGTAAGACTCAAAGAGACAGACTTTATCCTGCAAGAGTTAACTCTTTCATTACCACACCTGGTATTGGAACACTTCTCTTCGGTGATAAGACTGCACTTGGATATGCATCAGCATTTGATCGCATTAACGTTCGTCGTTTATTCCTTACAATTGAGCAAGCACTTGAAAAAGCAGCACAGGCTCAACTCTTTGAACTCAACGATGAGTTAACAAGAGCAAACTTCCGCAATATTGTGGAACCATATCTACGTGACATTGAGGCAAAGAGAGGACTTTTTGGATTCCTCGTTGTTTGTGACACCACAAATAACACACCTGATGTTATTGATAATAATGAATTCCGAGCAGACATCTTCCTGAAGCCTGCGAAGTCTATCAACTACGTCACACTTACTTTCGTTGCCACCAGAACTGGTGTTAGCTTCGAGGAAGTAGTGGGTAGAGTTTAATTCTTATAATCTAAATACAACAGGAGGATAACCAATCATGGCCACAAGTAGAGAAAACAAATCAATCTCTCAATTTAAATCGTCACTCATAGGTGGCGGTGCAAGACCTAATCTGTTCGAGGTAGAGTTAACCACTCTACCTGCTGGTATTTCTTGGAATTCAGAGAACTTTAGATTTATGGCAAAGGCAGCAGCATTACCTGCTCAAAACATTGCTCAAATAGATATTCCTTTCAGAGGTCGTATCTTTAAAGTTGCTGGAGACAGAACCATTGATACATGGACTGTTACAATCATCAACGATGAGAGTTTTGAATTAAGAAATGCAATGGAGCAATGGACAGAAGTAATTGCCAAGTTAGATAATAACTTAGGTGCTACTGACCCATCTGCATATATGACAAATGCAAAGGTATTCCAATTAGGTAGAGGATCTAGCAAGTCAAGTAAGGATTCAACTGGATCTTCTAATGCTGTTCTTAAAGAGTATGAATTTGTTGACATTTTCCCAACAACAGTATCAGAGATTGCGTTAAGTTACGACACAGGTGACACAATCGAGGAGTTTGATGTAGAATTCCAAGTACAGTCTCTAAATCTTACTGGAACTGGATCTCCTAATGGATGATAAATAGAAGTAAGAAAACATCATAAATTATGGCTAAGTTATTTGGGTTCTCAATAGAGGACGCAGAACCACTATCTCCATCAGCAGTTTCTCCCGTCGCACCTAACAGTGAGGACGGGAATGACTACTATATGAGTAGTGGTTTTTTTGGTCAGTCTATAGATCTGGATGGGGTATATAGAACTGAATTTGATTTGATTAAAAGATATCGTGAAATGGCACTTCATCCTGAAGCGGATAGTGCTATTGAAGATATTGTAAATGAGGCATTAGTCTCTGATAGTAATGATACACCAGTTCAACTTGATTTGGATCATCTAAATGCCAGCGATGGTATTAAGAAAAAAATTAGAGATGAATTTAAGTATATTCTAGATTTGATGGACTTTGATAAGAAAGCTCATGAAATTTATAGAAACTGGTATGTTGATGGAAGAATTTATTATCATAAAGTGATTGACTTGAAGAAACCTCATGAAGGTCTTCAAGAAATTCGTTATATTGACGCAATGAAAATGCGTTATGTGAAGAAGCAAAAGCAAAACAAAGACGATAAGTTTAAGAATCCTTCTAGATTAAATGACGATAATCCTATGGATTATGAGTTTCCTAAGACAGAAGAATTTTTTATATACAATCCTAAAATTAATTACCCGACAGGTGCTATGTCAGGTGGTGGTGGAGCGGCTGCTGGAATTAAAATGACCAAAGACTCGGTTGCTTATGCAACGAGTGGACTAGTAAACAGAAACAACGGAACAACACTATCATATCTACACAAATCAATTAAGTCACTCAATCAACTTAGAATGATTGAGGATAGTCTGGTTATATACAGATTATCTCGTGCTCCAGAACG